TAGGCATATAGCCGCTGGTAGCATTTTTAACCGTGCTTGATTTTATCTATATTGCACAATATCAAATGGTTATAAAACATAATCAGCAAAATTTCAGTTAAGCAAATAAGATAATTAACATTAAAAAGTGGTCGCTGGTGGGCGTTAATATGGTAGATTATGGTACATTTGGGGATATTTTTCAGCTATAAAGCAGCAAAAACAAAGCAAAGATTATGGCAAAATCAAAACTGCGCCTTGATACCCGGCGCAAACTCAAAGACGGTACATATCCGGTGCAAATTGCGGTCGGGTATGGTTCTAACCTGTACCTCGCTACTGGCATTTTTCTGCCTGCTGAGGATTGGGACGCTGCCACCTGCCGGGCCACCGGCAAAAGTGCAAAGCGCATAAACTCGGTGCTGGATACCCTGCTTACCCGTGTAGCTAACCGGATTTTGGAATTACGGGAAAACGGCCAGTGGGGTAATCTTACCGGGCCGCAACTTCGGGAAATGCTTACCGATTTGGATTTGGATAATCCTACGGTCGGTGTTCCTACGCTCGGCACGCTGTTCGATACGATTATAGGCATGAAATCCGGCGGCACTAAAACACTGTTTGAGCAAACACTAAAGAAACTTACCGCCTACTGTGACCCGTACCAGATACGGTTTGAAAAGATAACGAAACTGTGGATAGACGGCTTTTATAACTCCTTAACCGGGCTGTCTGTAAACAGCCGTGGGATGCACCTACGCAATCTGCGAAACGTCATAAACTATGCGCTGGACGAAAATATAACGCAAAATTACCCGTTCCGAAACTACCGCATACCGTCTGAGGAAACAGCCATGCGGGTACTGCCTGTGGAAAAAATGCGCCAACTTGCCGGGCTGTCACTGTCGGCATACGATACGGAATACCGGGACATTTTTCTGCTGTCATTCTACCTTATTGGTATCAATATGGTAGATTTGGCGGCACTCACAAAAGATAACATAGTGGATGGTAGGATAGAATATCGTAGGGCGAAAACGGGCAAATTCTACAGCATCAAAATAGAGCCGGAAACGCAGGCCATCTTAGACCGCTATAGGGGCAAAAAACATCTGCTGTCGCCCTTTGACAAATACGATAACTACAAAGACTATATGGCACATCTAAACGCCGCACTGCGGAAAATAGGCCCGGTTAAGACGGTAGGCGGCAAAGCGCAGTACCATAAAAACCATCTGCCGGTAATGTTGCCTATTGAGCCTGCTATTACGTCCTACTGGTCGCGCTATTCGTGGGCTACCTATGCCGCAGACTTGGATATACCGAAAGATACCATTAGCGAAGCACTGGGCCACGTCCACGGCTCTAAAATAACAGGTGTGTACATTAAGTTTAGCCGGGACAAAATAGACGCGGCAAACCGCCGGGTAATTGATTGGATGCTGCACGGAATAAAATAGCCGCGCTTACCCTCACAGGCTTGCACGGCTAAAATGTGTAATGTGTAACAAATCAAAACTTCCGTTTCAGATATAGGAATAAAACCCAAAAGATAGCAGCCAAACAGCACAGACGGCCAACCCAGATAAAGCCCTTATCGTACCACTTCATCTGCTTTTCGATATATACCGGCTTTTCTACGGTCACGCTGTCTGTGCGGTTTATATACAGCGTGTCGGTGCGTATGCGGTCACGGTACAGCGTATCCGTGTGTGTCACTATCCGGTATTTGGTTCGCTCCACATACTTAGTTACCGTATCGCCTTTCTCCCGTATATAGATGCTGTCACGCTGGTAGATGCTATCGCGCTGCATCATCACCCTAAATAGGCTGTCTAATCGCTGCACGCTGTTATACGTGCTGTCCTGCTGCGTCTGGTATGTGTTCACTGCCCGGCGCGTGCTGGCGCAGCCTGCCAGCATCAGTAGGGCTATCAGTGCTGTTAAGTATCTCATAGGCTCTACAGTTCGGTTTTGACATTAAAGCACGGGCACGCCTTGTTTGCAAACTCGTTATGCCCATGTACGGTTACGCCCGGATATTCCCGCTTTAGTTTCTCCACCAGTTCACGCAGTGCGGTTTTCTGTGCAGGTGTCCGGGTGTCCTTTGCCTGCTTGTTGTCGGCAGTCATGCCGCCGATATAGCAGATACCGATACTGTTTGCGTTCTGTCCTTTGCAGTGTGCGCCGATTTTGGCGACATCGCGCCCGGCGTGTATGCTTCCATCACGGTAGACTACATAGTGGTAGCCTATTCCGTCAAACCCTCTTTCCCGGTGCCAGCGGTCTATGTCCGCTACCGTGTAGTCGCGTCCCTCCGGGGTCGCGCTACAGTGGATTATCACTTTGTTTATCTTTCTCATTTTCTTTCTCCTTTTTAGGTTTCATCATATCTTCTTCCGTTATTATTGCGTCCGGGTGGTCTTTGGTGTACTCACCGCGCAAAATTTTCCGTAGTCGGCAGTGGTCGTTAGGATTAAGTCGCTGTAGGCATTTATCGTCCGGCTGTAAACAAACGTGCTTTTCCGCCTCTTTCAGTTCTAATTTCAGCTCGTTGTTTTCTTGTATCAGCCTTAGCCGGTCATTTTTCAGCGTGTCTATTTCCGTGTACAGTTTGGCTACCTGTTCTTTCAGTTTGTCTACTTCGCCCTGTACGCGCTTGTAGTCCTCTATCAGTGCCTCCCGTTCTACCTTAAAGGCGTTGGCCTCCGCTATTCGGCTGTTTGTTTTCCGGTTCAGCAGGTATTTAATCGCTTCCCATCCGCCCAGCGCAGTTATCAGTGAAACTACTATCGTTAATGCTTCTTTCATTCGTCATAGTGTGTAGCGTTAATACTATACCATTATCTCGCTGCTCCACAATTACCAGCCAGTGTTTGGCTAATGCCTGTACTAATTCGGTGTCTAACTCGGAAAGCCGCAGCACCGCTTCCGGTTCCTGTCCGTTAATATGTTCCATCTCTTATGCGCTGTAGGGTTATTGTTCTTCGCCTGTGCTTTTTCTTGATTACCACTACCTCATAGTGGCCACGGATATAGACCCACCGGAATGTGTGAGGCTCCAACATTTTTAATATCTTGCGCCGCTTGCCGTATTCGTTGGCGTGTCGCATAAAGCCCAGATAACTATTAATGCTGCTTACTGCGTGTTCCACTTCCTCTATGGTTTCGGCACGGTTCAGTCTGCGCACGGCCATTACAAAGTTTTTCAGCGTGCGGTTACAAACATATATCCGCTGCTTTTTAACCACATTCCCGGTAAACTCTACGCCTTTAGTGTAATGCTGGATATAGAATTTATGCGGGTGCAGGGCCAGACCGTATTTGCCCAGCAGTTCCCGGATTTTCGGCACGGCTGCTAAAATCTTCTGCTTATCGGCATCCAGTATATAGAAGTCATCTACATACCTGCCGACATAGGTAAAGCCCAAATCATTTAGCAGGTACCAGTCCAGAATGTTAAGCAGGAAATTTGCGAAGTGCTGCGCAAACAGATTACCTATCGCCACGCCCAGACCCTCGCCGTTTGTAAACAGCGATTTGTTTGCTGGCAGAAAATCCCAGTAGTGCAGTGGGCTATGTCTTTCGCAGCTCTTTTCCGGACTGTGCAGGATAACCACACGGCATAGAAAGCGCAAATCTTCTATGTCATCGCCTTTGTAACGCTCCAGTATAAATTTATCTATCATTCCAGCCAGCATAGCTTTGTTTATAGACATAAAGAAGCCCTGCAAATCCAGCTTCGCTATATAACAGTCACGGGTGTAGTTCTGGCTGCACTCCTTAATGTCGTTGTACAGCATATTAACGCCGTACATCTGTCCTTTTCCTTTCCGGCAGTTAAACGTGCGCGGGCTAAACACTTCTTCAAAAAGCGGCTCCAGCCGTAGGGCTATCCAGTGGTGTACTATCCTATCCTCAAAAGAAGCCGCAAATACTTCTCGATACCGTGGACGCGTTACGACAAAACAGATAGACTTACCGGGGCGATAGGCACGGTCATTTATACGGTCGCGAAGTGCTATTAACTTGCTACCGTAGTCTATTTCGTACATAATGGCACTGGCTGTTCTCCGCTTACTTTTGCGGCAGTCGTAATATGCCTCTAACAATCCGTCCGTAGTAATCATATCTTTTTATCTTACTTCGTGTGTCGGTTCATCTGAAAAAGTGCTGAAACGGGCCTAACCCTGTTCTGGTTCGTTGCCTTAGTGTTGTTGTTCGCGTTGCCATTGTTGAGGTTCAAATTCCACGCGTTGGTCGCGCTGTACTCGCAACTCCGTGCCGCTCTTGCTTGGTCTTAACTATAAATGATAGTGCGCGGCCCATTTTTACAGATAACTTGCACGCTCGGTTAGTCGTAACTTTCCAAATCTGGCATTTACTCGCTATCCATGCTGATAACTTTTAATAGTGAGTTCTTCCACGCAGTAGACTGTTTGCCTATCGCGTCCGTCAGTTCGATAATATTTGCGTGCCTGCTTCTGCCTAATATCCATTTCCTTTCACCCGCTATGCGCAGCAAAGTTTTCAATACTTCAAACTGCGACTGGAAATTTACCAAATGCTGGATACGGGGTTTGCTTGTCCCGGTTTATATAGGCCGCCGATATTTCGGATATAAGATTTACGCCTATGTCGTGCATCTTGCTGCCTATGCTAAATTTATAGGCTCTTGGAAAGTTGGGCGTAATATCCAGAATTTCGTCCAATAGTTTGCGGCAGTCTAAATATATCTGCGTGTTTGATACCAGTTTTGATTTGTTCATATCTCAAATTTTGCTCTATAGCGGGTAAATGGAAATTTCTTTGTCTTGTGCGGCTACCGCCGCACATAAAGGTTAAAGTCTAACAATTAACTATTAATTCAAAAATGCTGAAACGGGCCTAACCCTGTACTGGTTCGTTGCCTTAGTGGTGTAGTACGCGGTGCCATAGGTGAGGTCCAAACGCCACGCGCTGGCCGCGCTGGACTCGGTACTGCTCCAGTACCACGTTTCGGCTAACTGGGTCGCTCCGTTAATCAGCGATAGGGCATAATTGATTTTACGCATATTGGCGTAAATCATCATCAACTCGCCCAAAGACGGTAGCCACCACCGCCCGGCGGTCAGCCCCTTGCCGTTGGCGTTCACTCGCTCGTAGGATGCACAGAAGCCCGGCGCATAACTTTCCGTCTTGCACTCATTGTGCGTAATCTGCGCTGCCGTGCTGGTCTTTCCCGTCCAGTCATCCAGTGCGGTTAATCGGTCGGTCGTAGTCTTTCCGCCTGCGCTTACAGCCGCACTACTCCAGTACAGCGTAGCTTCCGTAGGTGCTACCACCAGCCTTTTGCCGCCCTCTACCACCATAACGCCCTCGGCTATCTCGCCGCTGTTCTGGTAGCTCGCCCACTTGTCCGGCTTGACCGCCAGCGGAAAGTTATCGGATTTACGGTGAAACATGATAAATACACCGTCATTCATCGCGTTGAGGTTAAGCCCTCCCAGCAGTGAGGCTTTGAGGTTAGCCAGTGTAATTTTAGTTACGTTCCCGCTTCCGTCCGTCAGTGGTATGTACTGGGACGTACTCATAGTAGTAACCGTAGTTACTGAATTTAACGTTTTCGTTTTCTTTGCCATACTTTAATCGTTTATGGTTAATGATATGTTTACCAATCTCTCGGTAATTTGTACTGTATCCACAGACCGTAATAACTCGTATTTCCTATGGTTCGTATAACGTCCCGGCACCAGACTAATTCCATAGCGTCGCACTTACTTTCAAAGTTCAAAGTATTAGTACCCGTCAGTGTTGCGTCTTGGTTGTAAATTAGTGCCGGCCTTGAATACCGGCTACTGGTTCCGTTATACGTGTAACAGTAGTTCATACGCAGTTTTAACGCTCCATTTCCCAGCCTCTTAATGCGTATTACATGGCCGTCGTCATATAATTGCATAATCGGTAGTACCAGTGTTAAATCACTGCCGTTAATGGCTATTACGTTATAATCATAGCGGGTTAGGTTCACTGTGCCGCTGCTGCTTATAACTGTGTTTTTTAGGGCAAAGCCACTTATCGCGCCGCCGTCTATCTGCAAAGCTCGGTTATCTCGTGAGCCACGCGCCGATACCAGTGCTGCGTAATTAACGCCTAAACCCCACTCGTTGGTATCGTCGTGGTTTTCAAATCTGGCTACTCCACGCGCTCCAGACGTTGCGGGCAACATGTTTCCACCTATACCGGCAAACGCGCCCATACTGTCGTTTCTAAAGATAATATAGGCATCGTTTGTAAACGGGTCGTTTGTCAGTCCATTGCCGGACACCTTAAACCCTGCTATATTACCGCTTTGGACGGTTATATTATTGAAAGTACCTGCTTTGCAAGTTACCGTACCGTCCTTTGCCTTAAATATCACATTGCCGCTGCTGTCTTTCATTTCTATAGCCTCCACGCCCAGATTTTCTACCAGCGCGTATGCAGCTAACAGCAGTTTAGTAGCCACCAGTTCTATTTTATCGCCTAACTGCCAGTAACCATTATTCCGGTCAGTCGTACTTCCCGGATAGTTGGACGCTGTTTTAGTGTGCGACTTTTTGCAGGTGTAGTAATTGTTGTTATACAGCACTACATCTATCCACTGCTCGCCAACCTTACCGGCTTGGAAAGCGTAGCCCACGGCGCAGTCACTCCACGCCTGCGGGCCTCGCAGTGTCGCGCCCTGCTCTCCTTTGTCGCCGGGGTCGCCTTTGCGGATAAACTTAACTACCTGTGTTCTGCTTACACCCATAGCCGTACTACTTTACGCTCGTAATGGTAACTGATACATCGCCGCCCGCCTGCTGGCAGTGGGCGCGTGTCACGGTCTGGCTGGCTTTCGGTGTGTCCCGGTCAGTGTTCAGATACACGCCGGCCGCATCTTTCAACACGAAATAAAACTGCGTATCCAGTGCCTTAGTGGACGTGCCGCGCTTAACTACCACTGGCGTATAGGTCACTTGCCCGTTACCGCTGGTATCCTCCGTTATCGCCTCGTCTTCCGGGCTGGGGTGTGGGTCTATGTCGTAAGGGTCGCTGGCATCCATCACACTTTGTATGTCCGTGCCTATTTCCGCACCGTCACGGTAGACGTGTACCCGATACTCGCCATAGGTGTTAATGTCGCTGGCGTTCACGGTCAGCGTCTGCGCAGTCTTGCCGGTCAGCGTTTCCCAGCCGGTCGCGCCCATCTTCTCCCACACATACGTTAAGCCCTTGGATAGTGCGTTACCGCTCTGGTATGCCATCGCCTTTAATATGCAGCTGCCGCCCTTTTCCGTAATCACGAAATTTTTGCTGTCGCCTGCGGCGATAGTCACACGGTAACTGCTTCCGGTAGCCTGCTGCACCGGGATAGTGTATGTGGCTTGTATCTGGTCGCTCTGCGTGCCATAACTGATAGTGGCTACCATCTTGATAACAGCAGGTGCGTAGCCAGCCAGTGCCGCTATGTTTTTGAGGATTTGCAGACCGTAATACAGCTGGTCGCCGCTCGGTGCTACCGTCTTGAAATATCCGGCAAATGTGCCGGTAGATACACCGCCGCTAAATGAAATCTTTTGGTCGTTAAAATAGTATTCCATCGCGTCCGGGTCTGCCACTCCCTCCGCTACACGGCTGCTGGTGCAGACGAAATACAGTATAGGTTTCAGCGTAGTAAAGTCCGGGTAAATGGCTGTCGCATCGTTTGGCGCTCCCTCGTACTCTTGGTACAAATCGCCGTTTGGCGACATGATTACGGCAGTGTATGTACCTGCCTTGCTGATAAACTTAATGGTTCTACTGGTGCTTGCTGTACTCATGGTTAAGCCTCCGTTTCTTCTTTAATGGTCGTTTCTGTCCTTGCCTCATCATCGCCGGTATCGGCTTCCGTCTGGTCGGTTTCTTCCGTTACTTCTGGTGCCGGGTCTGCCGTTCCGGTTTCTTCGGATGCTGTGGCCTGGCCATCGGTCGGGGTCGGCTCCGGGTTTGTCACTTTGCCCGGTTCCTCTGTTACGGGCTGCTCCGTAGTTTCGCCCTGCCCATCTTCCGGGCTTTCCGGTTCTGGTTCGGGTGCCGGTTCTTCGCCTGCCTCTGTGTCCGTGCCTGCTTCCGGCACATCCGTAGGCGTGTCGATATTGCCCGGCTGCTGTTCCGTTGCTTCCTCTACGACAAACCGGGGGTCTGTCGCAGTAGGCAGTTTTCTAACTACCGTGCCGTCCTGCTCCTCTCTGGCTTCGTGTGCCTGTAGGGCCAGACCGCCGATTTGTTCCAGTATCTGCGGCAGTTCGGTTAGCCTGCCAAATGCCAACATATCCGCCTGCCAAAGCAGATAGTTTCCGTCTGTGACCTTGTTACGGTCATTCTCTAATTTAAGGTATTCCGCTACCTTGCTGTTAGCTTTAATGTATCGTGCCATATTCTTTAGTTAGTTAATGAATAATCAAAATTGCACCGTCCGCATCACAAAATATGGCATCGTCTGCCGCATCTTCCCATGCTCCGGCATACCCTCTGTCTTTCACGTCCAGACCGATTACCCCGCCGTAATTGTCATCCATTTTGTCAGTAGGGATTATCGGGCTTATGCCGTGTGCTACCAGCGTGTAACTTAAACTGCCGCTGGCTTTATTCGTAGCGATATACCACAGCGGTAACAGTTCTTTTTCTGCGTTCTCTATTTCCCCATTTGTGGTACGGATAATCGCTGTGGGTGCTACGTTAAGCAGACCTGCCGGGATATTGTACGGTACACCCGTAAAATCAAACTCATACTTAGGTATCCGGCGTATGAAGCTGGCTATAGCCTGTGGGCTGGCATCGGTCAAAGCCACGCTGCCGGGGTTGCCATCCGCACTGTATTTCACCCTGCACCGCAGATACATTTCCGTACCCATCAGCCAGCGGTTAATAGTTACTGTACCGTTGCTATTCACGGTTATGTCGTAATCCATTACAGCGTCACTTTCTGCGGTGCGCCATGTGCTGCCGTCCAGCACTTCCCACGCCAGCGCATATTTGCTGGCATCGCACAGCTTATCGCCCAGCCATACCGTAGCCTTAACAGTCTGTGTCTGCGGGTCTGCCAGCGGATTAAATACCGTCTGGTCGGCTGCGTCCAGTTCTACCATTACTTGGTCGGATGCACTGCCGCAGCTGATTAAATAACTGCCCTGTATAATCATTACCTGCCTGGTGCGGCTGTCTATATACTCGGCATAGAATACCAGCGTAATAGGTACTTTCGGCTCTGCGTTCCGTTTCACCTTGATACGCCCTGCACTACCGCCACTGGTAGTTATTTCATAATTACTGTTACTGCTTCCTATCAGCGTCTGCGTACCGTTGATATTTTCATACCAGCGGACATTTGTCAGTGCGTGGTTAATGCGCCCTGCGCCTATCACTTCGTCTTTGTCTATCACGGATACGATAGGCTGGATTATTAACGGTGTCAGCGTATAATCCGGCGTATATTCCTGCGTATCGGTGCTGTAGTTCTGCTTATCCGGCACGCTGCCATCTACAGAAAATGATATTTGCAGCTGTAGTGGCTTCCAGTTAAAATCAAACCGTCTTGTTTTCATACGCACTGCCGGTTAAATTAGACCTAAAATAATGCCTACTGCATCTGCCAGCAGGTCGCGTTTTTCAAATGTGCCTTTTTTTAGCCATTTGTCCCAAATAAATTCTTTTCCCAGACCGATAGCGGCAGTAATCAAAACAGCCACCCACAAAGGCAGAAAATTACCTAACAGCTGCATTATCACCATACAGCAGATAATATGCAGTAATCCGTCTAATCCGAAATAGTCTAAAATCTTTTTCATATCTATATAATCCTTTCTATTAATACTGGAAAACTGCGTTAGCGGTACCAGCTTCATTACCCATACCATCGCGCAGCGTTACTGTCGCTATGAATTTTAGTGTTTTGGGCACATACCCGTTAAAATCGCAATCCTCTACGGTTAGGTCTATAGACTTGCCAGCCCCGGCGTGTTTTAACGCCCACGCATTATCGGATGCTACACGCTCGTTACCGTCTGCATCCTCGCTGTAGCGCGTCCACTGTACATCCGCATCCAGAATATCAGCCGTTATATCCATGTTGTACAGCTTCGCTATAATAGTTAGGGTCAAAGCAAACCTATCCGGGTCAAACAGATAATCGGTTTCTGCAAAATCTACCGTAAACTCCGGGTTTCCCTCTACCATCGCCCAGTCTGTATTATTCCATGCAGGGGCCGTAGTCGTTCCGGTTTTGGTGCATCTATATTTACAGCCATTATACCACACATCGGAAATTTCATATCTGCCTGTGTTCGGGTTTACGGCTTCACAGTAATAATCGCCTGTAGCACTCCACTGGCCACGGTCTACTATTTCGCTAACCGGCCTGCCTTGATAATCTATGCGTATTATATCCTGTACAACTATTCCACGTGCATACAGATAGTCTTGCCCCTCTGCTATCGGCAAATCCAATTCGCGCAGAAACTCCGGCAGTTCTCCAAATGTCGCCCCGTAATTAGTGCTATCTATGATAGGCTTTGTTACACCGGTCAGCCGGACTATCCGCCCCTCGGTACTGGATAGATAAATACAGCTTTGGCGTGTGGTATCTGTCTGGTTTCCCCACCGGGCTATCTTCATCATTTCGCACGGTGGGTAATTAGTCCCTGCCGGTGTTTCCTCACCCGGATACAGCGTTACTTCGATATAGTTGTTAGCCGTGTTCACGCTATTTACCCGCATCCAACTGGTATAATATACGCCGCTTCCGGTCGCCAGCGTGTTAATTATACCTTTCAACACGTTGTTAGGGTACTGGGCTGTAAAATACCCGTCCCACTTGCTTTTAAGATGCAGGCCGTAACAGTTATCGCCCAAATCGTCCACGCTCTCTATGGTGTCCGCCTCCGTTAATAACTGGTCGCCCTCTATGGCAGATAGGCGGTTTATTATTAACTCCATGCACTCAAAATAACTGCGTACCCGGACGCTTTCAAATTCAGCGTTTCCCAGTTCGTCTATCCCTGCGCCCTTACCGGCATACAGCGATTTTACAAACTCGCCAAACTGCGCCCCGGACTTGAATATGGAAAGCCCTAACACAGTCAGCATCTTTTCAAAGGTCAGATTACCTTTGGCGACATCATCCACCAGACGGGATAAAAACTGCTCCCGTACCGGGCTATCTTCGCTTAGGTCTTTGGCGACATCAGCGTACCCGGCTTTTACCTTTTCGGTTACTTGTTCGGTTGTGGTTTCCCCGGTTTCGGTATCTTCCTTTTCCCGTATCTGGGTCAGATACATATAGCCCTGCCGGTCTGTGGAAATCTCATTAAGCGCAGACAAATTACCGTGCGTATGCCCATCGCCCGTTACAGTGCTGCCACCGCCACCGGCTCCGCTCATCACTACGGTAGTAGTTCCACCGCCTATACCTTGCTCCCGCAAACGTTCACTGCGTGGCCTCGGTGTCCGAAGTGTTATTTTTGAGGTATATTGTTTATCCATATCGGTATTACTTTACTTCTTCTATACTTTCGTACTCATCGGGTCTAAACTCGCAGTATTCCGCATCCGTGCAGTCTGCTATAATATCCTGTTCCTCACTCATCAGCATAAACCGTTTATCGCCTTGGTTCTGCTCAGTGTAGTAATGCAGTCCGTCATCTATCACAGCCTCTCCGGATAGCGTTGTTTTTCTGTCGGCATACTGGCTGTAGATAGTGCCTATCAGTAGTTTTTCCGGGTGGTCTGTCACGCCTGCGCGTGTCAGTTCCTGTAACTGTTCGCCTGTCTTGGTTCTGTGGTAGCAGCCTTTGGCGGTGGGGCAAACGGATACAGCAGTACCGCATATAGTATCTATGTCTATTTCCTCTTTTGCCGATTTATTGATATATCCGCTGTACTCCACATCTTCCAGCTCTGCCGCATCAAATACCAGATTATTATTTACTACATCTACCACCGGGGCTTTATATAGGCACCAGCGCAGCATATTGTATATGCCGCTTTTATCCCATTGACTTTCTGCGCTGCCAAATCCGCAGTTATCCACTCTCAGCCCATAGTCGTAGCCTAATATACCCTCCTGTATCTGTATCTCCAGATACCCGGCGGCTGGCGGATACGGCATATATTCGCCATCATCCATTTTCTTAAAACTGTCGTATATCTCCAGTCCCATACGCCCGCCGCGTCCGTCCGGTCTGCCTATGCAGTGCCGGTTTCCTTGCCAGCCTCTAATCCCGGCATCCTCTCCGAAGTTATCGGGGTTATAGTATTCCAGCCAACAATCACCGCCGGGGTCTGCCCCGGCTACCCATTTGCCCTTACTGTAGCCTAAATGCCCTTTGGTCGCTCCGGCTGCTGCTTCTTTGTTGCTGTAATGGTATAGGGCTTTCCCGTCTTTGTCATATAGCGTAATTTTTGCAGGAATAAATACAAAGCCGCTTCGGGTCTTAACCACATTGTCGTTACCCTCATCGTTACCGCTCGTGCTGCCAGATAACGGATTATATCTCGCATCTATCAGCACTTCTTCCATTACTCGCACTTTGTATTTTTTCATGCTTTCGGCATCCAGTTTGGGCAAAAATACGCGGTTCGTAGTCAGTATTTCGGAATTGCCGGAAAGTCCGGCACGCGGTATCCTGCTATGTACTTTCCATTTGGGCCATCCGGTACTTATGCCACCGTGTCCGCCTGTACGGAAAGCATACGCCACGCCTGTACATTCAGTAGCACCACCAGTAATAGGCAGTATATGAAAGTACCGGCACCATGTCCCCTTACTCTTTAGTCCGCTTCCGTGGTTGTTTATGAAAATAGTAAAGTCGATTAGATTGTAATCCCAGTTACTGCCCTGCCTGTGTTCTTCGCTGTAGTCCGGATAATAACTGTAGTATTCCCCCCATTCGTCATAATCAACCGTAGGCGCATCGCTCGTTAAATTCGTATGCTCTATGTCATATTTACCGCCGTACTCCATTTCATCGCTTAACAGTTCGGCACTGCTGTACGGACTGAAAGATACTATAACATTGTTCGCCACCTTATCCGTCCCCATCGTCTGACTATCGCCGTCCCATTGGATAGCCTTTGGCGTTCCTTTGGTGTACAGCCCGTTTAGGTCATACAGATAGATAGTGCCAGCCCTTTGCACTATTCGGACTGCCAGCGGCTGTAAAATGCCCTCCAACACCTCATACAGCGTAGATGCTTCGCCGTCCTCATCTACAAAGTTTTCAGACCTAACCGATATGCCGCCGCCTGTAATGCTGGCACCATCGGTAAATGTCGTAGTTATGTAGTCTGTGTTAAGTCCGCTATACAGAATAACGGCACGCTGCAAAGCATAAGTAATAATATCCCGTATCGTCTGGATACCGGATAAATCATATTTGATACGGTCTAAAATACCGAAGTCGCTAAACGTCAGACTGACTTCATAGCCGTTAGCCATTTCGTAGGGTTCTTCGTAAAATTCCGGGTCTAACGCGCCGCTCCAGTACAGTTTATTGTTTTTGTAGACATCCATACGGATACGTCCTACTTCGATAGTGTACAAATCTTCGTATGTCCTATCACCGGGGCTTATTATCTTTAGCGTAGCGTTACTGCCTAATATCACCGTTTCTTTATCCTCGCGCTGCCACTCGATAACCAGCGGCGCATCTGCCGGAAACTCCAAAGCCCCTACAGTAGCAAACGCCGTGTCCGCTTCCTGCATAATATCCACCCGCCATACAGTCCCGGCACGGCTCACAAATTCGCCTGTATATCGTAGATACTTCATATTAACTGCGTTTTGTTATATTGTTTTCCTTGTTTAATATGCCTACCAGCGTGCGCCCCTTAATCTCAAACTCCACTTTGCCAAAATCCATACTTGCAGGCTGTGCCAACATTCCCCGCAGTTTATCCAGTGGTGCGATAACTTCCGGGTTTCCTTTCGCGCCTGCGTACTCGCCAACCATCGCCAAAGTAGGGCCGGACGCTATACCGCCCTCTGCCAGCATCGGAATACCTGCGGCGGCTGTAGCTGCCAGCATCGCCGTAACAAAGCCCATAGCGATACCAAAACCGGCAAACGGTATGTAGGCGTGTGCCGCCATGTATTCGGATGCTGCTAACTCTTTCCAGCTTGCAGCCTCCAGTTTGTTTGCCGTTATAATGGCTGCTGAGGCTGCGGCGTTTGTTGCTGCGGTCGTAGCCCGTACCGTTGCCTCCGTGGTTTCTGCGGTCGCCTCTACACCCTTTGTAGCGGCGTGCGCTGCACTGGCTCCGGTCAGCAGCTGGATAATGCCTACCACCGTCTGTATCCCGGTGTACAGCCCTATAAATCCGTCAATGATACCAGTAACTACCTGCCATGCGTTGCCGTTGCCCTGTAGTGCGCTGGTTATGCCCTCTATGCTGCTGCCTATATTCTTGATACCTCCCCAGCCTTGCTGCAAAGCCTTTCCAGTGCTCATAGAAACTTTTTCTGTTTCTACCCCTGCCTCCCTAATGGCATCGGCTTTATCTTTCCACGCTGCTATCTGCTGGTTAATCAGTGCGGCTTCTTCGATAGTGGCAGTCTGTAACTGGTCGTTAAGGATTTGGATATTATCGCTTATCTCCTTTAGGTTGCTGGCATCCTCTTTCCACAGCGGCGTATTATCCACGGCTGCGCCTGCGTTCCTAATGGCATCGGCTTTGGCGTTCCATGCCGCTATCTGCTGGTTAATCGCTGCCGCTTCTTCGGCGGTAGCGTCTTGCAGTTTCTCATTAAGGATTTGAATATTATCGTTAATCTCACGCAGTGTGTCGGCATCCTCTTTCCACAGCGGCGTATTATCGTCCGCAGCCTTGCCAGCGTTCCGTATGGCATCGGCTTTCTGCTCCCATAGTTCTATCTGCTGGTTAATCAGTACCGCTTCCTCGGCAGATGCTGTTTGCAGTTTCTCATTAAGGATTTGGACGTTATCGGAAATCGCTTTTAGGTTGCTCGCATCTTCCGTCCACTTCGGTTTAGCGGATCCGGTTACTTTTCCGGCTCCAGCAGTAGGGGTGTAGGTATAATCTGAGGCGTTGGGCTTATCCATATCCAGCGTGGGTGCCGGTGTCTTTGGCTTGGATACCTCTACCGCTACCTCCACTTTCTGTTTGCCCAGCCCCAGAATGTTTTTAAGCCATTCCCATGCCTCCTTACACTTTTCTACCAGCCACTCGAAAGCCTTTGCCAAACCGTTCATTATAGCGTTTGCCAGCGGCTTTATGGCTTCCCAAACCTTATCTACAATCTTCCGAAAGCCCTCGCAGTTTTTATAGGCTGCTATTAATCCGGCTACCAGTGCGCCGATAGCGGTAATGATTAAGCCTATAGGGTTGGCGGTCAGCACCAGATTAAGCACTTTTTGTACAGCCGTCCACGCAGTAGTAGCGATAGTAACCATTTTCTGCGCAGCGGCTACAGCCACTATGCGGGTCTTTAATATCGCCTGCTGGATATTCATAGCCTTTACCGTCTTTATCAGCCCACCGATACCCATAGCAGCCATACCGATTTGTGCGGTCAAATCCACATAGGGTTTGACATCGGTATAGATAGCGGACAAATCAATTAAGCCGGATAACCCGTTTTTCAAATTCTCCTGCATCTGTATTTGCCGCTCCTGCTGTTCTGCCGTTCCCTGCGTGGCTGCTTTAACGGCATCCATGTTTAGCTGTATGTTTGCCAGCGTCTTTATGTACTCCAGCCCGGCATCCTCTCCGGGGCCTCCGAAAATATCCGCTATGGCAGTGCCTACGGCTGCGCTGCTGGCGGGTAACTCGTTCAGCTTCGCCGCCACCATCTGCATAACGTCAAACGTGGTTATACTTCCGGCTTGCAAATCCGCCTGCACCTTTTCAGCAGATATGCCGATACCGTTAAGCGCGTCTGCCGTGGCTGTGGTCATTTCACGGATACGCAAATTACCCTCCTTGATAACGTCCACGCCCTTATCGGAAAACACGCCCTGCTGTGCGGCGTTGGTGGTTATGGCTATAAAATCCTCTGCCGATAGTCCGGCCTCCTTGAAATAGCGCGGATACTCCCGCACAGTGTCGATAAAGTCACCGCCTGCGTTTGCGCCGCTAACCAAACCGTCCTGCACCAGCTTCATAGCATCCTCCATGCTGATACCAAAGCCTTTGGATAGCGCATTTGCAGCCCGTAGCGTTTCGTTAAAGTCCGTGCCGAAATGTTCCGATACCGCCTGTACCTTACTGCGCAGTTTCAGCATCTCATCGCCGGTTTTCCCGGTCAGCTGCGTTATCGCTATGTTTGCAGACTGCAAACCTTTCATACGGTCGGAAAACTGCGACAAAGCAGACGAAACGGTACTAACCGTGTTCGTTATGGCATCTATCGCCTGTACGCCTTGGCTCCAGTTTATAAGCGACTTTTTAAGATTTTCCGCTGGTGCGATAGCGGACTGTAGGACTTTTTTAAGCCCCGCCGCATCGGTGGTCAGTTCCTTAAACTCTTTACTGTCGCCATCCAGTCTGAATGTTATACTAATAGTGCTCTTGCCCGCCATAGTATCTTTATATTAGTTCGTCACCTAATTTTCTAACCAAATCTTCCATACGCCTACGCTGTTGCTCCGGCGTTATCTCTTTCCGTTTCTTCTTCGCCTCCACTTTCGCCCTGTCCCACGGAAACGGTAGTAACTTTTCCGGCGTTACCTTATGCCGTTTATCCAAATGCGGCTGTATAGCTATCGTGGCTAATAGCCGCATCCGTTGCCAGTTGTCCTTAAAATCAGTATCGCGCTGCTCTGCATAGGCTTTGTAGACCGCTGCAAATTCTTCAAAATCCAGTTTGCAGAAATCATCATAACTTAGCCGTATGCAGCCCAGCGCGATACCCAGTAACTCTAATATGCCGTAGGGCTTTAGCTTTTTTTTTCTACATCCCCGGCATCTTCCACAGTGTTTTGCTGCATCTGCGTAGCCCATGCGGTCATTTCCTCCGGGTTAAGCGCATCGGCAAAATCCATCAGCGACATTTTGAAATCCACGCCATCGGCTGCGGAAGCAGAAGCCACGCAGCAGTACAGATATGCGCACAAATCGGTCAGGCTGTTACTGGTAATCTCCGTTACCTCTTTGCCTGTTTCTTTCTTAAAGCGCAGCATAGCCCCCATCGTAGGACGGCACGGATATGCCACGCCATTAATCGTTACTTCTATCTTTGCCATAACTTCCGTTGTTATTCACCTCCATCATCGGCAGGCGCATTTTCTGTAATCGCGCTTTCGTCCAGCATGGTAGGTTCACCGTCATTTTCCAGACTGATACTGTAGGTGCTATCATCCTGCGCCGGGTCTGTACGCTCCAGCGAAGCGATAACGCAACTGCCAGCCAGATACGGTTTGTCGGTGTTCTCACGCTCCATGCACTTTACGGTAACTGGTTTGCCTGCTTTCCACATCGCAAACAGTTCCTTAAATCCGCACTCGGTTTCATCGTAGAATACCAGACCCTCGGCACTGATAGAATACGACAAACCTACTACGCCTTTCTTCTTCCAAAGTCCGCTACTGATAGCCTTGCTGGCTACCGGCTTTACGGCACGCTCTTTGGTTTCACTGTTAAATGTAGTCGTGTGGGTGGTGCAGCTGCCTACAGCCTTTGTACCCACGTACAGCAGCATATCACTGCCGTTACAGTATCCGTTTTTTGTCGTTCCGGGCATAATCTCTATATTTTAACATTAAACATCAGTTGCTGTACATAGGCATCATCCTGCCATGCTTCCTCACTGTCTGCCAGATAGCAGCTGCGCATAACCAGCCCGTTTACTTCGCCCTGCACGCCATCCAGTGCGCCGCGCACGGCTTCTGCCAGTTCCACGCCCTCGGTATAGTGTTCGGTATAGCAAAGTATCTCTATACCTACAGTGTCAGCACCGCGCCCGGATTTAACCGGGGTTTGCTCCAACTGCGCACGCCTGTACACGATATACGGCAGTTCCGCGCTGTCCTCAACCACCGGGAATACCTTTTTTACCCGTGCGGATACCTCACCATCCGATATAAGGATAGACCGGATTATTTCACCGGCACTTAAACTTGTCTTACCTACAGCCATACTTTTTTGCTACTCTAAAAACATTGTCAGTTACCATGTTATGAATATCGGCAGTAACGGTATCCCGTACTCCGTTCAGCGTCTGGGACATGAAGCCGTAACGCCTCATCCGTCCGGTACGGTGCGCAGACCTGCGCCGTGCGGCTCTTTTGCCGCCGCTGCTTTTCGTCTTTCGCTCCTTAGTACCTTCCTCCACCCAGATTAACACGGGCTTTTTAAGCCCCTGCCGGTTGGTGTGAAATCCCGCTTCGCCTTTGCCATTCTTGCCCGCCCGCTTAGTTCCGACTGTCACCCGAAAACCGGCTTTACGCTTGAATACGATAGACCGCACGCCCTTTTCCAAATCCTTGTTAGAATGGACGCTGTTACGCAGATTGTTTACTGCCACCTTGCGTACCTTGTTGGCTTCCTTGCGAAAACCGCCTTTTATCGCCTGTAGTCTGCGCTTCGGTTCCAGTTCAGCAAATAACTGCTGCAAATTCTTATCGTCGTAGTCTATGCTTTGGGCCATAATGGTATCTATTCATTAACTCTTTCACACAGCAGGGTTTTATACCCTTTATCCAGATTAGGTACGATATTCGTCACGGTATAAAGGTAGCCGCCCAGCTGCTGCACCCTCCAGTTTTCCTGCACCGGGTGCGCATCCCGTATGTTAAACTCTACTGTGTAGTTCGGAAAATGCTCGCCTACTTCCTCGCTCATATTTCCGGTAGCCCTCACACGTTCAGCCCATACGGTGCGCGTCTTGGTGTATGTCACCGTTTCCGCGCCCATGCGGTCTGTCACCCGTTTAGGCTCCAGCAGATTTAACCTGTATTTCAGTGCGCCCGCTCTCATTCCGTAACGTCATCTACCAGTTTGCGATACGGTTTGATTAGGGCTTGCAGTGTATATGGCACTTCCGCCATCTGCACGCCGCTAACGGCTTCGCGCTGGTTGTACCAGTGTCCGGCTATCAGCAAAACCGCCTGCTGTAACGTGGCTGGCAGATGCTCGCCATCACCCATAGCCAGCAGTTCATCGCCGCTGCGGTTTGTCGCCTCAGTTACATACTGCTCCGCTGCTTCCAGCAAGTGCGCCAAATACTGGTCATCATCGCTAAAATCGTCAGCCCTAACGTGCTGTTTTAGTAGTGCTATATCCACTGTAGCCATAATCAAACTATGTTATCCTGTTACAATCCTTACCCCGTTTATGCGCCCACGCCTGCTGCCTTGCACTTAGCCAGCGCAAAAGCCTCTGTGCGCAGCGTGGTAGTGCCGTAGTTCACGTTAAGCACGAAATCCACAGCGTCTTTGCGTGCCTGGCTGTACGGGTCGATAATAAACGAAATGTCGCCAAACAAGCCCATAGGCTGATAACGCCAATCGCCCAGACCTATAAAGCCCTCACCGATATAGTTTGTAGTGAATACCGGCAGACCTGCGATATGGTCGTTTTCACAAACCATAATGCCACTACCTGCATCTTTCGGGGTCGCCTCGGCGATAGCTTTCTGCGCCTTAGTCATAACCCAGCAAAGGTGTTCACCATCAACGCCGGTAGCCAGTACCTTTGCCTTAATCTTGTTGAAATCCTTGAACGTGGGTTCTGCGCTCACCTCTACGGGGCTGCTTGCCAAAGCCACGAACGGGCCTACCAGTGTCGTAGCACTCGTAACCTTTGTAGTGCTAAACATGATTTTGTTAAGCAGCATAGTAACTGAAAGCGGCATCAGCTTTTTAACAATCATTTCTACCACTCCCTCAGTCTGGTTAATCGCCTGCCGTGTAACCGGGATAGCGATACCGATACGCTGCGGCGAAGCGGTCAGTTTGGACATCGAAATTTTGGTGTCTGTCAATGCCACGCCCTCGCCCTGTATCGTTGCCTCCACAGTTTCGTAGGTGGACCAGATATAGTCACCAGCCAGACCGGTAGGCATAGGCAGACCGACTTTATCCAAAATCAGCCCCTCTACCAGCGGGTCTAAAATGTCCTGCATCTTCACCGGCACGATACCGCCTGTAGTCACATCGGCTACCATCACCAAATCACGCATCAGCATAATTTGGGTCTGTCTGCCTGCGGCTACATTCTCGCGGATAATGCGGTTAGCATCTTCCACCGTGGTAGCGTTTTCGCGCAGATGCTCTACTGCCAGTGCCTGCATCTTCATTTGCAGCAGCTGGTTTTCCCTTACCAGCGCGTTATACTCTGCGGTTTCCGCTTCTGTACGCTCGCGCTGCTCCTTTTCGCACAAATCCGCAATCTCGTTAATGCGGTCGCAGTTAGACTGGTATTTGTCTACTAACTGGCGTGCGTTTACTGTTTTCTTCGTTGCTGTTGTCTTTGGCATACTCTAAAAAACTTTTATGGTTAAACTTAAATCTTATAATAATTGCGCAGCAGCGCGGCGCATTTCGCGCACTTGCTCGCGCAGCTTATCTTCGTTCTTCGGTTGCTCCGGTTCTGGCTCCGGGGTGCGCAGTTCCTTAAACAGTTCCCGCGCTTCCGCTTCGCAGTTGGTATCCGGATATGCCGGGTCAGCTGCCAGCGTAAAATCGTATATCCCGGTAATCACGTTCACCGTGTAGGTTATTACCGTCTTACCGTTCACTCTCTGCACGTCACGGGACACATACGCACTGTCGTAGTAGTGCGTGCTAAACATGAAGCTACAGCCGGATATGTCGCCACGTCTAACCAGTTCCAGTGCTTTGTCACCGTCCACCGTCTTAGGTGCTTCAAACTCGAAATATACGCCTTTGTCATCCACGCCGTAGGTCAGTGTTCCGGCTCCGTTCTTACTGCGTGCCAAAATCAGCTGCCTATCGTGAAACATGGTCATCTTTATATCGTAGCCGTCCAGCAGTTCTTTAGTCACTGCACCCGGTGCGATTACTTCCCGTGCTTCCTTATCGTCATAGTCGTACAGCGGTGCGGACGGCACGCCAAACAGTATAGCGTAGCCGGTAATCGTCCGGCTGGCTGCTTCGCCCTCCTGCGCCTCCCTTACCCGCAAATCGGTAACGGTGTGCAGTATTCGGTTTACTACCGTGTTCTTATTCTTCGCCATTGTTGTTATCTCCGTTTTCGTCCGGTTCCTCAGTGGTGCCGGACTGGTTAGTATCTGGTTCATCCGTTGCCGGGGCTGGTTCTGTCGGTACTGGCTCCGGTTCCGGCTGCTTGCTCTGTTCCTCTATGCTCTTTAGGTTGGCGGATACCAGCACAGTATCGCCGCCCTCTACGCCTGGCTTGTTTTCTTCCTGCCGCCATTCGTTCACCGTGTACAGCCCGGCGGCTATCGTCTGGGCTTGGTACTTAATCCGGCTATCCAAATCGCACGCATACAGCCCGCGCCGGTCAAACTGAAATTTGCGTTTGCAGCACAGATTAGGCGGTACTAACTTCCGGTGCAGTTCCACTTCGATTTTGCGCATCATCGGGTTAAGCGTGTTAGTGAGGAAAGCCACGTTAGCCATTTCCGCAGATTTGTAGTTATTGCTGGTATCGTCAAACACAAAGGACGGATGTACGCCAAAGAAACGGCATATCTCGCGCACGTTGAATTTGCGCGTTTCCAAAAACTGCATATCCGTACTGCTTAACGAAATCGGGCTAAACTGCACCTGCCCCGGTAATGATACTATGCGCTCACCGCCTCTAAACCTGCTATCCAAATCGGTAGCCGTTTTTTCCAGTTCCTTGTCTTGGTACTCACCAAAGCCACGCACGCCGCTATCATTGCTGACTATTCCACGGACATTACCGCCGTTGGCAAACCGGTTTAGCGTTTCTTGGTCGCCTGTGCTGGTTATATCCAGTGCTATGCGTGCGTAGGCTATGGTAGATAGACCCGTTTTGCCGTCTATGCTGTAGTTCTTTATGTGCAGTACTTCGCTTTCATCGTACACGCCGCTAATGCCTGCGTAGACATCGTTAATCGTGTAGGTGTCATTAACCGTATCATGCGCCACGGTCGTAGGGTCTACCAGTGCCAGACGTGCCACTGACATAGTAAACGGGTCATAGACCGGTACTATGTAGGCGTTCCCCCTCAGCAGCAGATAGCGTACCACCTGCTGCCAGAAGTCCACAGCCGAAAGCCATTCGCACGGCTGCACATTCAGCAGATAGTGCATACGGTCGCTGCGGTCTTCCACGAAAATATCACCCTTTTTGCGCATATACTGGACTGGTAGCATCGCCACACTGTCTGCCAAAAGATTAACACAGCGGTAAACGGTCGCTATGTTAAGCGCATTAGCAGATGCAAGCATAGGAAAGCCGCCGCCGGTTCGGGGTGTCCGTGCCGGTTCCTGCTTCGCCTGTGCAGGCTCGCTGCGCCTAAACAAATTCCGTATGTTAATCAAAATACCCATCGCAAAATATAATGTTCTTCTACCTTACCCGGAAAACGCCGTATCTGGTACCAGCCTATAGAAAAATAAATGTTAAAAATCACCGTTCATAGTCAATAAACAGCCGTAGGCACATCAGTTTCGTTATCACGCCGTCTATCTTCTGGCTCGCTTTCCGCTTGATAGGCTTGCAGTTCTCCAGCCTGTCACTATCCAGCACGGCATTACCGAAGCAGTAGGCGTTAATCGGGTTGTCGTTAATGAATATATGCCCGGTCTTGGCCCCATGCTCAAAACTTTCTACGGGTGCGGTAAACATTCCGTAGGTCTGCCGCACGCCTTTTATCACATTCCCGGCACCGGACGCAGCCAGCATATTAATAACTTCCTGCGACTTCCACGGGTCATATCCGATACCCAGTACCCGGACGTGCTGGTTTAGATACAGCACATAATCCACTATGCGCCGGTAGTCTATCACATCGCCATCGGTCAGCACCAAAAATCCTTTTTCCGCCCATGTCCTGTACAGCTTTTCGTTTGGGTGTCCCGGCAGTGCGCCGGACGGGAAAAAGTAGGCGGTATGGAAATAGAAATTTTTATGCGTGCTGTCGTACATTCCCATCGTCACCGCGCTAAAGTCATCGCTTTCGCTTAGGTCTATGGCTACCATCGCATCCGGTCTGCCCTTGATACCGTCTATGCTTATCGGTCGGCTTATGTGCCGTGCCAGCGTGCTACTAATCCAGCTGCGCTGCTCGTTCTCGGCATAGGTGTTAAGCAGCTTAGTACGGAAAGCTAACATAGCCTCACTGCCGTTACGCAGCGCGTTTTTGTATTCATGCCTGTAGAAGTCCAGACTAACCGTTACCCCTAAATGCGGGTGTACCTTTCGCCATGTGCTTTCCTCATCTTCCGGGTCGTCTAAATCCGGCTCGAATATGTGGGCAAATAGGCTGTCATCCTCATACTCACCCAGCAGCACGGATTTATAGCCCTGTAGCATTTCGTAAAACGGGCCATCGAAAACATCAGACGCAGTAGTTATTATCACGGTCAGCGGATTTTCACGCACGCCCATAGACGTAGTTAGCACGGTCAGCAGCTCACTGTCCCGCGCTTGGCTAAACTCATCCATGATAACCGTACTGGCGTTCAGTCCGTCTTTCGTCCGTGCGTTGGCAGTTAGACACTGGGCAAATGCCGTGCGGTCTTTGCGCCTGCTCTTTACCGTTTGCTCATTGATAACGTACCGGCGTTCCTTGGGGTCTAACTTCCGCATACAGCCGCGTATCACGTCAAAACATTTTTTCGCTTGGTCGTTGCTGTTGGCGGCGGTGTAGCTTTCTGCGTTGTTGTCGCCGTACAGCAAATCGTATATGGCCAGGGATGCTGTACTGGTCGTTTTGCTGAATTTGCGCGGCACGTACAGCACCACTTCCCGGACTACCCGCCTGCCGTCCTGCCAAAAAGCAAAGATGCTGGCAAACTGGAAATACTGTACCGGGGTCAGCCTGTACCGCTGCTGCCCGGTCTTGCCGGGAAAAAACAGACTTTCGTAGAAGTCGCAAAACTGCCACACCTCCGTAACATTGATACCGTACTTATCGCATAAGTGGAAAAACCGGGCTACTGCCAGCTGCTCGTATAGGTTGTGCGCCTCCGGGTCGCCCGCCACCTCACGCACATAGTCATCTAACCGGCTATCCACTTCGGTTAGTCGGTAGCGGTCTATGTCGGTGCCAGCCAGCAGCCCTGTTACATCCTCTTTGGCTTGCCTCAGCCTGTCTTTTTCTTCCTCTGTCATTCAGTCTTACCGGGTTTGATTATCTTTGGCTGCTTGCGCTTCTTCGTCAGTTTCTTTGTAAGGTCTGCCAGCGGGTCATCCTCAACCTCCCCGGCCAAATCTTCGGCGGTCAGTCCTAAAGACTTCATCTGCCGGGTTATCAGTTCCTGCGCCTCCTTTGCGATTTTGAAAACCGGGTGCGGTGCCAGCTTTTCGCCGTAGCGTGTTTTTTCCCACACGGTCGTTTCAGTCAGCCCGTCTATCTGTTCGTTAGCCATTTCCAGATTACGCATCGCGCTGGCTAATGATAGTACCTGCATATCCAGTCCTTTGCTGTACAGCCTGTGGGCTTTTAGCACCTTGATAATCTCTGTCTTATAGTCGTTTACCGTTTTCGCCATTTTATCTGTATATTTATTCGTTTTCTATTAGATTTAGTCCAAAGTACCGCATTTCCAAAAATTTACATACGAAAAAACAAGACTGGGGGCGAGGTTTAACGGGGTACACCCCCGGTTAAAAAACTACCCCCGGCTCCGACATCAGCCATCACCGAAAAATTTATTTATCACCTGCCGTACTTGCTTTTCGTTGCGTCTGCGTGTCGCCTCCCTGCCACACCTGCCTAACTCCGTGTGTGTCCTAACGTGGCAGTCGTGGCATAGTGCCTGTAGGTTGTGCGGGTCATACATACGCTGCATCCTGTCAGCCGTAGTTATCGCTTCCTCTACCGGTCGTATGTGGTGTACCTCTGTAGCAGGTGTTATCCTGCCCTCAGCTTCGCACCGCTGGCAAAGCGGGTGTGCGGTCAGTGTATCACGCCGAAGCCTCAGCCACCTAACACTATGTATCAATCTGTTATATATCTTATCCTTTGCCATCTGTGTATCCTCCTATCTAAGTTTCCTACTATTATGTCTAACTGGTACCGTTCCGTCCGGTACTCTCTGCGTATTGCTCAGGTCATCAAACATACTGTCGATATACTGCCCGTCATCTTCCGGTAGGTCGTATTTCCTGTTTGCCGCCACTTCCATACGGTCTAACAGAATATGCGCCAATGCGGTCAGCATTTCGCATAGGTTCTTAAACCTGTGTTCCCTCTGCACCTGCTGTAGTTTCTCGTAGGTTTCCGGGTCTAATGATATGTTCACGCGCTTTCTATTGCTCACTGTGTTTACGGATTAAGTAGTTAAGGCTATCTAATAAACTTTGCTGTACGCCTTTCTTCCCCTCCAAAGCCGCGCTGGCTCTCTCATCCACAGTACCGGCGCAAATAAGCCTGTACACAGTAACCGGGTACTGCTGCCCCTGCCTGTGCAGTCTGGCGTTTGCCTGCTGGTATAGTTCCAAATTCCATCCGGTGCCAAACCATACGATATAGTGGCCTCCCTGCTGCATATTCAGTCCATACGCCGTACTTGCCGGGTGTGCCAGAAGCACGTCTATTTTTCCGGCGTTCCAGTCTTTCAAATCCTTTTCGCCTTGATATACCCGCACCTCATAGCCTTTCAGACGGGACGTTATGCGTGGTATGTCGTGTTTGTACTGGTAAAACACTAATACGCTGCTGTCGTTGGCGGCTTCCACTATCTCTGCCAGACGGTCTATTTTCTCGTTATGGAGGCTGTGTACCTGCATATCCTCATCGTAGATAGCACCGTTAGCGTACTGGCTTAACTTGTTCATCAGCCCGGCGGCGGAATTTGCCAGAATGTTTGCAGGCTCGTTTCCGTGTTCCTCTTGAAACTCCAAAACCTTTTCCTTTTCAAACTTCGTGTATGCCGCCATCGTCTTATCGCTCAAATAGACCTTAACCGTGTGGGTAATCATTTCCGGCAGTTGCAAATAGTCCTTTGCCTGCATGGACAGGCATATATCGGCTATCTTGTTCCGTATAATTTCCTCACAGCCTTTTTTCACGTCACAGCGTACTATTATGTTATCCCATTTGTGGGTTTCAAAATAAGTTTCCCTGTATCTGGTAATGGACTTGCCAAGCCTTTCGCCTTGGTCTATGCAGTACATCTGCGCCCATAGGTCTATCAGTCCGTTTGGTGCCGGTGTCCCGGTCAGACCGATAACACGCTTAACGCTCGGTACGGCTATGCGCATCGCCTTAAACCTTTCGCTTTTGGCACTCTTAAAGCTGGTCAGCTCATCTATAACCAGTGCGTCAAACGGCAGTTTTCCGCCATATTTGCCCACCAGCCAAACGAAATTATCCCGTCCGGTCACATACACATCTGCTTTCTGCGCCAAAGCCATGCACCGCTGTTTCTCCGTGCCGATAACCTTAACCACCCGTAGGTCGTGCAGATGCTCCCACTTTTCCGCCTCCGTGCTCCACGTGGTTTCCGCTACCTTTTTCGGGGCCACTACCAAAATCCGGCTAATTTCGCAGTCATCTATCAGCCACTGTAGGGCTGTCAGCGTGGATACCGTTTTGCCCAGTCCCATATCCAGAAACAGACCGCACCGGGGTTTGTCGATAATCCACTGCATCGCTGTACGCTGGTACTCGTATGGTCTAAAAATCATGGTCTGCTGGTTTTATAGGGTTCTAACATCCGGTCTATATCCTCTTTGCTTTTGCACACAGTAACCGTGTGTCCTAAATGCAGCATCTGCGATATGCGTATGCGCTGCATGGTGCGCAGCTGCTGCCCTTTGCTTTTCAGCTCCACCCATAGGGTTACACCATCCGGTAGCAGGCAAACACGGTCGGGAAAACCTACCATGCCGGGATTACTGTACTTTAGGCAGATACCACCCAGTTTTTTTATGCTGTCGGTCAAATACTGCTCTATCGCTTTCTCCGATATTTCGGCGTGTTTAACTATCTTTTCTATGCTCTGTTTCATTGTCTACAAAATTTTTGGTTTTTCCTATAATACCCCTTACGCGTGTACAGATATGCGTTTTTATTCGTAAAAGTGTATTTATATCTCTGTATTACATTAATTATCTACTCCCTATATATTCTTTGTTTACATTGTTGACATATAATATAAGATATTGATTTATAATGTTTTCCGTGTCAACAAAGCGTGTCAACAAAGCGTGTCAACAAAAAATCGTGTTGACTTTTTAATTTTGCCGAATAACATACGCTATCGCCTTTTTTCGTTGACATTTCGCATTTTGTTGCCATTTTGGTTACTTATAAATCATCCTCATTTTCTTTGTTATCTATGCGCCTGTATGCCCGCTGCCTGCCGTACCATCTTTCCGCGTGCCTGCTGGTGCTTATCGGCTCCCAGTTAGGCATACTGCCTATCAGCTTGTTTACACGCCGTGCCATGTACTTAAATTCTTTGTCGGAAATGTCCCTGCCCAGTTGTTCGCAGATAAACTCCGCAGCACATACCCGGCTGCGCATTTCCACGCCGTCCGCCTGTAGCGGGTCTGGCGTGCGTATATACCTGCGCCTGTCCGGTATGTCACGTGTGGGCCAGTCCGCCGGTAGTTTCATGTCCAAAAACTTATGCAGCATCGCTACTATCGGGTCGTCGCTGTCATCGTTATATGCTTCCTGCCGCTGGCGTGCCTGCGCTTCCAGCTGGTCATCCAGATACAGTTTTTCGCCCCTGCGGTAGTATTCCACAGCTTCCGCCCAAAGCTGGTCACGGTCACGGTCTAACGCCTCCTGCCAGTGCCGGTACTTGCGCAGTGCAGGGTCTATGGCTATCACCCAAAAACGCCGGTTCCCGTTGTCGCCTTTGAGGAATAACGCCTCATTGGTCGTGCCGCAGAAAACGCACTGTCTGGGGTGGTTCTCTTTCCGCCTGCCGTATGCAGCCCGGTAGCTGTCATCCCGTTTGGATAGGTAGGCTTTCACGCTCTCTACATCGCTGCGCTTTATGCTTGCCAGTTCGCCCATCTCGATAATCCACGCGCCGCGCAGTTGCTCCATGCCCTCTTTGCCCTCCGTGGTCGTTATGCTGTCGTTAAACCATTTGCCGCCCATCTTGCCCAGCAGCGTAGATTTTCCGGCACCCTCCGGCCCGGTGAGGATTAGGCAGTAATCGTATTTGCAGCCCGGCTGGAATATCCGGGCGACTGCCGCAGTGAAATGCTTGCGCGTCATGGTGCGGTTTAGTTCCGTGTCCTCTGCGCCGATATAGTCTATAATCAGACGCTCCAGCCGTGGTGTGCCGTCCCAGTGCAGGCCGTTCAGATAATCCCGGATAGGGTGGTAGCTGTGCTTTGTCAGTATTGCCGCCAAAGCGTCATATATTTTGTCCTTTCCGGTTATGTCGTAGTTACGTTCCAGCCATACGCGCAAATTCGCATCGTCCCGGTCGCTCCACTGCTTCGCCTGCCGGTTCCACGGCAGACCGCCTGTTATCACATCGTACCCGGTAAACTCATCGTGCGTAATGCGCCCTTTCAGTGCCGGGTCATTCTCCAGCACCAGTATTATGTTTTGGATATTGCACAGCAGTTTGCCGGATTTGGTGTACTCCAGTTCGGCTTTCCACTCATCGTTATAATCTTCCGGCATTTCCACATCGCCGAAGTCATCCGCCACGGACGCGCTGCGCTCCCGTGCCATCAGCAGTTTTACGTTTTTGTCCGCCGCCGCCATTTCCTGCATAGCCGCAAAGGACGGTTTGCGGGTCACGTCCGTAGCCCTGCTGCCCTCATCCTTTGCGCCGTATAGGTGTATCCGGCATAGGTCGAAAGCGTTGCACAGTTGTCGGCTTGCCGGGTCTGTTTCGTGGTGGCTGTAGGCAAATTTGTTTTCGTAGCACACCAGACCGCCCGCCACGCTGCCCAGCTTGTATGTGTACCGCCCCGGCGTGCCTGTCGGTTCGTAGCAGTCTGACAAAAACCGCTCTATCGCTTCCTCTATGGTGTAGGCCCGGCAAAATGCGCCGATTAGTCCGGGCTTTTCCGTGGGGTCGCCTGCCTTTTTTATCTCGTGCGCTATTACCGTGTTCTCCCTGCTTGACATCGGCCATGCGCTCACATCGTAGGGGTCTACATACTGGGCCAGTATCTGGTCTACGTTGCACGCCGGGCCGTCTTGGTACTCAAAGACGAAATCAGCATCTTTGGACGTGCTGGGCCAGTAGAAAAGTCGTGGTAGTTCATAGGTGGTATCATCGAAAAGGTCTATACCCAGTTCCGCCGCTATCTTCCGGCAAAGCGGCTCGTACTCCGCCGGTGTTACCTGTCGGCTTAGTGGAAATACCAGACGGTACCGGGGCGTGGCCTCGCTGTGCTTGTGCGTGCTGTACAGCATTGCCGCAAAGTTGAAAGCCATACAGAAGTCATCCCACACGTTTGCCGTGCCGTAGTCTATATCAAGCGTAGCCACGCTGCGGTACAGCACATTTGTATTTTTGCGTATTCCGCCGCTCAGATACCCGCCGACAAAACCGCCCACATCCTTTACGTTGCTTTGTTCCTCCCTGCTCATGCGTGCGTATTCCGCCGCCGTTTCCCCGGTGCGCTTCGTTTCGCTGCACCGCTCCAGCAGTTCAGACCATTGCCAGTGCCGGTTACGCCATTTCTTCGATACCCGGCTGTGCGCTGTGGCTAAATCTATCGTAAAATCATATTTCAGCTTAAATTTCATGGTCTATAATGTTTTGGAAATACGCCACATTTTCTGCGTCACAGTAGATTGTTACCGTCCTGTGCTTTTCTTGGCTTGTACCTACACGCAGCGCGTATGGCCTGGCCTCATCATCCAGACGGTCGTACAGTCTGTGCAGCTGTTCCGCCGATATGTCAGCAGTTATGTTTTTCAAATCCTTTTCGTCCATAGCTCAGTCCTCCGGGATATAGTCTATACAGCCGTCCTGCGCATCGTCTACCGGGTTGTCGGTCAGTTGGCACTCGCTGCCCATATAGGTATGTATGCAAAGCGCACAGTTACCGCAGTTCCTCGGTTTGGGTGCTTCCATTTCCTCTTTGTGTTTCTGTGCTTTCAGTTGCAGGAATGAAAGTATATGCGCTGTTAATGTGTACGCCTTGCAGTCCGATAGCCTCGGATAGTACCTTTTCCCACTTTTTGCCCATTTCCACGTTTTCCAGCAGGAAATAGACATCTGGGTTACTCTCTCTCTCAGTTCTTGCAGTATCCGTACATACTCCCAAAACAGATAGCTTTGCCCCTCAAACTCAAAGCCTGCCTGTTTCAGTTCTAAATACCGCTCCAGCGTATATATTTCTTCGTTTTGTTTCGTACTCATCCCGGCACGCTTTCCGGCAAAGCTGAAAGACTGGCACGGGCTTCCGCCCATCAACAAATCGATATGCCCCAGCGTCCGTGCGTCTATGTTCCGCACATCGCCCAGTTGTATAGTGTCGGGAAAGTTCAGCATGGTTTGGGCGATAGCGAATTTATCTACCTCGCTGGCATAGTAGGTATCTACCTTAATGCCCAGCTGCCGTAACGCTATCTGTCCGCAGCTCATTCCGTCAAATAAACTTAGTACCCTCATGTTTTTAATTTTTCTATTTTGTCTACTATCCCGGCGCAGTCGCCGTTTTCTCTAAATCTCTTTACGCACCGGCCGCACACGTAACGGTAATTTCCGTTTTTGAAGTGTACCCGCCATTTTGCCCGTCTGGGTCGGTCGTGGTCTATGCTACATAGCACCCCCCCCGGCGTTGGTGGGTCTAATTCGGGAAATAGTGTTAGCTGTTTTTCTCGTATCTCCATATCTGGGTATTTAATGCCCGGCTTTCGCCGGGCTAAAGTTTAACTACTAAAGATTAACTGTTTAGGGGTAAAAATGCTGAAACGGGCCTAACCCTGCCCTGGGACGTAGCCTTAGTGAGGTTGCTCGCGTAGCCATAGGTGAGGCTCAAATACCACGCGTGGGTCGCGCTGTACTGTGTGCTGCTCCAGTACCAATCATTACGCAGCGGTTCGCCTCCTACGGCTTCCAGTGCAGCGTTAATTTGGGTAAAGTATGCCAGAATAAAATACAGTTCGCCCAGACTTGGTATGTACTCATCATCAGATATACCCATATTCAGAATGTCGCGTATATCGTCTGTGGCGGTCTTGCCGTCCATGTCCTCTGCGGCACGGTGGTAGTCGGTAATAAAGCGTGTGCCGCCTTGCTGTGTTGTCAGTTCTACATCGTCATCGCTTATGTCGGTCAATGCCAGCACCAGCGATTTGCCGCCAAACTTAACGCCTACACCAGTACAGCCCTGTGCTGATACTTCCTGTCCGGTATATGGCACAGCCGTTTTTCCGTACATCAGATAAATGCCGTCTGCCAGTTCGGTAGTCGGTTTGCTCTCCGGCTGTGGCTCCGGTTCGTTACCCATCACGAAATCATAACTTTTCTTTGCTATTTCCTCATCAAAGCCGCAATCCTTAAATATGAAGTAACGCAGCATCTGTTCATTTGTTAATTTGCACATATCAATACTGGTTTAATTTGTTAATGTTCTTCTTTACTTTCGCTACGCACTCATCGCCCACATAGCTGTTAGCGGCTTCGCCCCGTGCGCTCAGTATCTCATCCTCCAGCCCGTCACCGAAGCCGTGGAAAAAGCACAGAAACTTAGTGCCGTTGGATAACTCCACTACATAGGGCTTATCGTCCCTGTAGTCAAAATCTTCTTTCTCCAGACCGCTAACGCTCACCGTGTAGTTAGGGTTAAACTCTATTACATCGTGGTGTGCAGTCCAGCGTTTATCACCGTACCGCTTTATAGCGGCGTAGTAAAATCTTAAAAATCGTCTTTCTGTCATATTCTTAGTCTTTTAGGTAGTATGGTGTCGTATAACCTGCGCCTTTCAGCGGCAAATCCCGGCACCAGCCAATAGGTTTGCAAAAAATGGCTTCCACGTCCTGTAGGGTCTGCCCCGGTTCCGCTTCTACCACTATCTCATCGTGTATGTGGAATACGATATTAAGCCCCTCTTTGTCGGCTCTCAGAATGATATAGCCCAGAATGTCACGGGCGATAGCCTGTACTACGTTCTCGGTCAGCTTTCCGCCATAGGTGCGTATCTTTTCCCACTTCTTCGTAGTCTGGTTCAGTCCCTCATACTCTATAATCTCGTGGTCGCCTCTCCATCCGTCCCCGGTTTCCACTCCGATAGTGGCACGCGGGTAACAGATAGTGCGCCCGGACGGTAGGGTAATAAGCAGCATACCCCAGCGATACGATACCACTATGCCCCGGTTAATGGTCACTTCTTCGCCGTACTTAATGGCACGCACAGCAGCGGTTTCTATGATAGTCCAAAACTTGACTATGCGCGGATTTGCAGACCTCCAGCGGGTCATAATGTCTTTTTCTTCCTGCTGGCTCAGCCCCATACGGCTACCGCCCATGTTCTCCAGCGCAGCCACGCCGCCGCCGTAGCCCAGTGCCAGTACGGCTATCTTTCCCTTTTGTCGAAGCTCTGCGTTTTCGCCGTGCTTCTCTACCTTGCACTTAAACATCTGGCTGGCGGTAGCGCAGTAAATATCACCGCCCGCACGGAATACATCCAATACCCACTGCTCCCCAGCCAGCCACGCTATTACCCGTGCTTCTATCGCCGAAAAGTCGCAGACATGGAATGTGCAGCCGGACTTTGCGATAAAAGCCGTGCGTATCAGTTCGGATAGTACATACGTGGGGTTAGCGTAGTTTAGCTCGAAATCGTCTAAATCGCCTGCCTTAACCAGCGTCCGCGCATAGTCCAAATCGGGCAAATGGTTCTGTGGTAGGTTCTGCACCTGTACCAGCCTGCCTGCCCAGCGTCCGGTACGGGCTGCGCCGTAGAATTGCAAAAGCCCGTGTATCCGTCCGTCATCGCAGACACACTCCAGCATAGCGCAGTATTTTTTTGTAGACGTTTTGCCCATTTCACGCCTAATGCGTAAAACTTTCTGTGCCTTTGGCCAGTAGGTTAGCTGACTTTCTATATCATCCAGATTTTTTTTGTTTAGGCTGTCAATGGATAGACCGGTAGCCCTGTGCAGGTATTCTTTGATTTGCGCCGGGCTGTTTGGGTTCGGCATACCGGTTAAGGCTTTGGCTTCTTCCAGCAGCTGCGCTTTATATTCATTATCAAAGCGCGTGGCGTTTTCAGCCAGTTGCCTATCCAGCAGCACGCCACGGTCGTTTATCTTTTGGTCTACCGTGTACAGCCTTTCGTCAAATTCCGCCGGTTCCAGCCTGCGTACTTTAGCTAATATCTGTTGCTCTACCTCAACGTCCCGGATATTGTACTGCTTGAAAACCTCCCATCTGTCCGGTGCATCCGCTGGCAAATGCCGTTTTCCTTTGGTCGGTGTGGAAAAATAGCGGATTAGCGTTTTGCCCTCTTTCATTTTCCCGTTTTCCAGCCTCAGCACTTCGCCGCACTGTTCCAGTGATAGCGGTAGGCCCATGCGTGCTGCCCGCACCATCGTACACCGCCACTGCGCCGGGTCTAATGGCTTACCGAAAAAATACCTGCCGATACAAACACGCTCAAAAGCTGCGTTAAATGCGGTCTTAACCACCTGCGGGTCGGTCAGTGCGGCAAACACTTCGGCTGGTATCTGTTCACCTTGCGCCAAATCCACGCACGATACCGGGCCACCGTCTACGCAGTAACCAAACAGCAGTATGGCGAAATCCGGTGCCTCCACATAGCGGTAAACGCCGCAGCTTTTCAAATCGTAGCTGCTATAGGTTTCTATGTCTATCCCTATCTCCCGCATCGGTTAATCCTTTCTCAGTTCGTTAAACCGCATTTTCAGATTAACCACTTTGCGCAGCCTCTCTATATCGTGCTGGTCTGCCATCTGTCCGCAGACAAACTGCACGGCACCGGTCAGAAGCATAACATCTATAGACCTGCCGGGCTGGAAATTGTCGCCCGCTTCCGCTCTGGCTTCCCACAGCCACGTAGCCGCCACTATCAGAATGTCGGCCAGTTCATCGGTCGCCGTATTGTGCAAATTAGCCTCATAGTAAGCCGCAAAATCTTCATCCGATAGTTTGCCCGCCTGCTCTATTATTTCGTCAAATTCGGGCGTTTCTGTGGCTTTGTCGGCGGCTTTCCAGTATTCGCACAGTTCCATGCGCAAAGATTGGATGCAGCCGACACCGGTAGTATCCTTGCCGCGCTTCGTTGCCGCTGCGTGGCATCGCTCCGCTATGGTTAATAATATCTCTTGCATATTGTTTCCTTTTAATAGCCCGGTGCAGGATGCACCCACACCGGGCAAATGTCAGTAGTCAGTTACAAATCTTCGTCATCTTCCATATCAAGGTCGGCAAAGTCGCTTTCGGCAGATGCTCTGCCACCCAGACGCTCGTCATCCTTGTATTTCATAATGTTGTTAAGCCCGCACGCCACGCCACGGTTTCCGTTTACGTCATAGGCGTAGAATGTTACCGACATGATAGCCCAAACGCCGCTATATATATCGTCCTCATCCACGATAGGGGCTTTATTCTTGTCTACGATACCGGGGCGTGTGTTGCTCTTTGCGTTTACGTAGAAGTGTCCGGCATATACTTCGTCATCGTCTTTGTCGGTGTCGCCGTCACGCAGCGGCATATCCAGTTTTTTAGGCTCTTTGCCGCCCCACTTCGATACGATACCGGATTTTTTGGCTGTTTCGATAGCCTGCTGGATAGCCTTAATGGTTTCCTTTTCCTCTTTCGGTATCAGTACATTCGTCATGTACTTGCCGCTGGCGGTGTCACCGTCCGGGGCAAACTTGCTAAATACGTGGGTGTAACTCAGTCGGCACGGGCCGAAAACTACCTTTGTTTCTTTTACTACTGGTGTAATCATCTTTATAAATTTTTGGTGTTAAACTTTATTTGTCTTTGTTGCTTCTAAATCCGTGTACCGCTATGCCCAGCAGGATAGCCAGATACAAAGCCCAAAACGGATGCTGCATAACGAAATCAAACACTACCTGCATAGGCTCATAGGTTTATGTCTTTGAAATCGTCCGCTACCGGGTCTATCGCCGGGCGTTTGTCGCTTTCCGGTGCCAGTGTCGGTTTGCCCTGCGGCTTTTCGATATAGTCGCTACAGATAGCGGCAAACTGTTTCTTTCCTACCAGCTTCTCCAGTTCGGTAATGGTTCGCAGTTCCTGCGGCTTGTATATCTCTGTGGTTTTGTATCCGGCTTTGTTCAGTGCCACGGCTGCTGCCTCTTGGTCGGTAATCTTCCGGACGCTGCGCCCCTCTACGATTTTCCAGCCGGGTAACTGTACGCCGCTCAACGCCTGTTGCAGCGCGTAATCCTCCACGCCTGCCAGCCATGTTTTAACCGTAGCCAGCAGCGGCAGTACGTCCGTGGCCAGTTCCTCCGGGCTTAACAGTTTCGGGTCTGGGTGGTCTGAGGCTGCGCCTGTGCATTTCTGAGTAAGCACTCGGCAGATGCTTTTCACTTTGCAGAACTGGCACCAGTCGCCCGGTACCTGTACGCCGTTCTCGCTGTATGCCTCGTTTGCTTTCGGTATCAGTACCTCATCAGTCCATGCCAGCAAATCGGATACGGATAGCTCAAACTCGCTTAGGTTGTCGATACGCGGCTGTACTATGGTCATGCGTACCCGGTCTATCTTGTACTCGAAGTTAAACCGGTCGTATGCACCCAGCGCGTATATCATCATCTGCGGGTTTCGGTATGCGGATACCCTAACACCTTTGCCATACTTAAAGTCTATCACCTCCATAGTACCGTCTGCGATTATGATAGCATCGGCAGTGCCGAAAGCGTCCGGTATATAGTTGCTGAAATCCAGACGGGTTTCTACCAGCAGCTGCGCATCTGCTACGCTGGCACGTGCGGCGTTGTATTTCTCCAGCACGATAGTCTTGTATGTGTCCGTGTATTCGTCCATTTCCCCGGTGTGGTACTGGCTATCCAGTTCGGCTATCTCTGCCGCCTCATCGGAAATGTCACGGCCTAAAAACTCTTTCAGCTTCATAGCGCAGTAGGCGTGCGCTAATGTTCCCTCTGCGGCATAACTGCTGCCGCTGTCCTCTACTGTCGCCTCCAGCCGTGGTGCGGCTGTGCAGTTAATCCACCTGTGCGCGGCTGACGGGCTTAATAGTGCGTGCGCTCCCATAGGTCAAAACGGACAATCTTCTACCAGTTCGTCACCTTTCACGTACACCGCATCGCAGCACGCTATGAATTTCGCCCGGCTCTCGCTGTCGGGTAATGCGCTTGGCTTTTCCGCGCCAAACATCGCCGCCGTGTTCTTAAACCATCCGGTCAGTGCCCGGTGCCACTTCTTGTACCCCTCGCTGTCGGTTTTTTCCTTGTAGTTCTCGCCCTCGATACGCTTGCGGGTTCTATCCATTGCCGCCCGTACATCTACCCCCGTGTACTCTTTTGCCCCCTCTTGGGCTGGTGCCTGCGGTTCCGGCTGTGGTTCGGGTGCAGGCTCTTGCACCGGGGCTGGTTCCGGCTCCGGCTTTGCCGCTTCTGGCTGCGGTTCCGGTTCTTCGGATGCTGTGGCCTGGCCATCGGTCGGGGTCGGCTGGTTGGTTACTTCCGGCTTCGGCTCCGGTTGGGGCTTTGCCGGTTTCTTGGTTCTCGGTGCTGCTGGCAGTTCCGCCACTTGCGCCGGACGGTTCACTACGGACATCAGCAGTGCGGATAATTCGCTGTTAAGTCCGATACTAACCTGTACGTTAATTTGGATTGGTTGCATAACTTTTTGATTTATAGGGTAAATTCTTTTTTGAAATCTGAGTCATTCTGGATAAACCATACTAAAGCGGATAGTAAACTGCGTTTGCTTCCCGGTTTAGCCACGCTGCATACACCGTTTTTCTTTTGCTCATCGGTAGCGATAAAGATGTAGCCGTTTTTGGCTTCCGGCTTAAACGGTTTGATTTGTGCCTTTAATTTTTTGAAATTGATAGCCATAACAGATAGGTTTTATGCTTCGTCATCGTCTAATACCTGTATCTTTCCCTGTTTTTCCCACAGCACCAGCAGACGGTACAGCGCGTATGCAGCTGCGAAGCCTACGGACTTCGATACGACAAATACGATAGTCCAGCGTGTCATGTCTAATGCTGGCTCCGGCTCTGAGAAAATGCTGATTAATGCTATGAAGCCCAGCACGAAAAGTACGGTATAGTAAAATGCTTTTTTCATATCTTGTAATTTTGAATTTTTATAAATAGGTCATTTCCCAGCATCTGATAATCTGTTTACCCGTGGTAAACTTCGCCCGTCCTGCTTTGCGCACTTGAAAGCGTATCCAGCCCTCAATCTCCCAGCGTCTGACTGTGTGGCGTTCCACGCCCAGCAGCTCTGCCGCCTCTTTCTGGCTGTAGCGTCTATCCGGATCGCACACGGGTCTAACTGATACCATGCTTTGTTACGGTTAGTGTCAGTCCGTCCGATTTGCAGGCAAACCGGCAGTTTTCCATCTTCTGCATCGCATACGCGGTGTTTTTCTGGCTATCCAAATCGTAGCCGTCTTTACACTCCACTACCACCGTATCGCCTATCTTCATGGCTCGTAGGCAGTCGCGGGTAATCTTTTCTTTCTTCTTTTGTCCCATACTTACCAGTTTTTCAGTAACATTTTCTATTTTTGTTTATTGGTTTGTTGGTGCATTAGAAAAAACTGCCTACCTTTGTAACCGGATATATTGGATATTTGGTTATGGATAACCGGCCTACTTAGGTCGGCAGTCTTTCTTTTGCTCCTTTGTTCGTTTGTTGGTGCAAAGTTAGGCGTTTTTCTGTAACCTCCAAAGAAAATCCACAGAAATTTCGGTAACAACCGAAAAATTTAACTTGAAAACAGGTAATAGTAACTGAAAAATGGACTACACAGAAAAAGCCGATACGGTGCGCACGCGCATTAATACCGTATTAAAAGAGAAAAAGATTACCGAAAATTCGGTAGCTGCTGGCGATAGTGCAGCGCAAAGTAGATTAAATAGCCAGTTAAGCCACGGAAAGCGCATAACCTTAGATAAGGTTCTGCGTGTGTTGGATGCTTGCCCGGATATTTCGGCAGACTGGCTTTTACGTGGTTCCGGGGATATGTATAAAGCAAACGGCATAACTGGCGCAAACAGCGTAACCGGGCGAAATGCTACTGTTATTGGTCAGCAGCAATCCAAAAGCCTACTATCTGAGGATTTTATACGGGAAATTATAGCCGAAAAAGATAGGCAGATACAGACGTTATTAGAAATACTGAAAAAAATGAAAAAGATAGCATTACTTATTTTAGCGGCGGTTGCGCTGTGTTCTTGCTCCAAAGACGAAACAACCGCTGCGCCTGCGGATGGTCAGTACATCGCAGACGCTATGGATTTAGTGGTATGTATGGTTTTGGAAAATGGAAAGTGTACCTACTTCGCATCTTTCATTTATGGCAAAGTAGTAGGCAGCTGGAATAATGTTAGTACGTCTGGGGAATACCCTAACTATGTGTATCGTGTTGAGGATTTAACAATAACGGCGGATTTTGAAAGTCCTACGGCTTTTACGGCTATCTTAAACGGTGGACTTAATACTGGCGATTTAGTAACGGGTGTTACTCAAACATACTTTGATGGTTCTACGCCTATTCATTTTGCATTGGATAACCGGACGCTGGACGCAAACGGGGATGGTATTTTAGACGAAATGCAGCCGGATTTATTTCAGTAAATAGTACAGCAAATTTTCAGCAAACAAATAAATATAGTTATTAACTTGTTGATTTATAGTGTGTTAAAATATATTCATTTATATAGTTAG